TCTCATTTCTAGTTGTTGTCTGAATTGTTCTGTAACATTAGGATCGTTACAATGTTTGATAAAAGTCAACATGCCAGGATAACCAGAACCCTTAAAAACAAGACGTCCTGATATATAAACTAATGCCTTGTTACTACCTAATAATAATATTGCATCTTTGTGTTCATATCTTGTCAACCTCTTCTGCCCTTATGAAAAATATCTCCCTCTGTAATTACTCTAAAAAATATTCTTTTTTGTTTACACCAAGCTCTTGCTGCTTTCCATTTTGCTTGATTTATTACAAAGTGTGCTTTATTATATTTACTCTTTCCTAACTTTTCTTCTAATGCCTGGTTAGCTGGTTTTACTTCTATTAACTCTACATGCTGTTTACCTTGTGCATTTACATATGTAATAAAAAAGTCTGGCACATATATTGTAAACTTTCCAGTCAAAGGATTTCTGTAAGGTATTTTTACTGCTTCGCTTGCCCAATTACGAACACTATTATGTTCGTCGCAAAATTTCATAAATGCAAATTCCCAACTTGATCGATACGTTGGAACAGTTGTACCAATATACTTTTCTGGGTTTTTTAAGGTATACTTGCCTTGTGCAAACCTTGCCATAGCCTACACCAATATGTTTCTGCGTTCTGTTTTATCTGAAATTTGATTTGCGGTAGAATAACCAATGGAGCTTGTTGCATCTCTGTTATAGTTAAGTATCTCTGCAACTACATTACTTAATTGTGTTTCCGTTAATCCTTTAAGAGTATCTAAAAGTTGAAATACTGGTATAGTATCAAGTTTTGCTTGTGTAAGTAAAACTGTTGCAGTTGCTCTTGATGCATCAGAACTGAAACCTCTTTTTTCAAAGTAACCAATAACAGCATTTACATCATTGGTTGGAAAACTTATTGACTTTGTATAATACTTGTCAAAGAATTCTGTTACTTGTTTATCACTACTTTGTTCCGCTGTATTTGTTGAAGGTAAACTTGGCATTTTATGTTCCTGTTACTTGTGAATTTAATGCAGCTCTATCTGCACTTCCTTGATTATCAAAATTAGCGTTTGCTTCATTTACACCTCCGGCATTTCCGTTAGCTTGGAAGTTTGATCTATTTTGTTGTCTAGCGGCTGATTCTTGTGCCGCAGGGTTTGAACTTGCCTGCGATCCGCTGATAGCTGATGACAAAGAACTTAGTCCTACTATAGCTGCTGTGGCACCTAATATATCTCCTGCTCCGCCCGAGCCGCCACTTTTTGGAAAAACTGTTTGAGCTACTCCACTTACATTTGTACCTCCTGCGGCTCCTATTGCTCCAAGAGCAACACCAAAGCCTTCTTGTCTTAATCCTTCAGGACTTAAATTTCTTGCATTTGCAATTAAGCCTGCCGCAGCTAATCCAGCTTGTAATGGACTGTTAAATCCTGTACCTTGTGTAATAAATCCAAACAGTTGAGAAGCTGTTCCTAATATTCCTCCTAAGCCGCCTCCGCTTAACATACTAGGAGTAACATCGTAATGTTCTGGAACTCCAAAACCTTTAGGATTACCATTAGCACCTGTTTCTACATTTCCTCTGTCATAAAACACTGACTCATACATAACTGAGATTGTGTTTTGCATTGTAGTTGTACCATCTGCAGAATCAACAGTATCATGTTGCCAGTCAACAATAATTGGATTGACTAGTGTGTAAGTTGTATACGACTTTCTAGCCATTTGTGAAATTTGTATATTTTGAAAGAAAGGAACTGTTTGATTATTATCTAAACCATAGGAATGTGTATTTGCACCTGGACCTTTGTAAGTATTGTCACCTGCACCTGCTTTATTAAATGCTCCAGGTATTTCTTTATAATTTCCGTCTGCAAAATAATATCTATAATATGCTTCGAATAATGCTGTAGTTACACCGTAGTTATCATCGTGAAAAGTAATTGTTACTGGATTATATTTTATTGCTGTTTGTACATTCTTTTTTCTATTGTACTTGTTTTTAGTTTCAACGTCAGCACTAAATTTTGGTAATTCTGCACTTTTAACAAGCATGCCAATTTCTAATTCATGCTTTGCTTTCAAGTCGGGTAAAATACTTGCCGCTGCTGGATCCATTTGGAAAAAGCAATGATATAAGAATTTCTGATGTGGTGCTAGTTTTTGATTTTCAGTAACAAAAAGTCTACTGGCATGTGCATAGTCACCTAAGTTTCCTTTAGGGCTTAATACGCCATCAGCTAGTTGTCCTAAAAATCCGTTGAATGCAGACATTAATATACTCTCCTATATTAATATTTATCTATATAAATTAAGTGGGTAGATTATTAAGTATTATTTAATTGACCAAACGGTATTGGTTTACCTTGACTATCACATATAATTTCCCCGTCTATTGAACCAACCATTAATGCTCCATGGGCGTGGTAATATTTAGACGGTTTTACTTCAACACCATCTCTATATTTTTTATAGTTTGGGGATACTTGACCTTTTCGTTTTTTGAACGCCATCGTTGTCTCCTTTTTGAGGGTATTTATCGGTTCCAACTGGCCAATTAGTGCAATAAGGGTGTTTAGGATCTTTTTTACGAATCATAGTAATTCCTATATACTCGCTTCTACTTAAATTTTCGTCCCATTCTTCAGTCATATTTAAGTCAAAAAAAAAGGAGCCGAAGCTCCTTTTTTAATTCTGTGTTATATTTTAAACGCCGCCGCCAGTAATAAGTGTATTAACTGTACGTCCAACCGCTGTACCAATTCCTGTACCTTGTGGTGTTTGAATTGCGTTATCGTATTGGATTTCAAGTGTTACTCTCATTGGCTCATTGTTTGCATAAGCTAATTCGTTGTAGTTAGCATTAGTTACAAAACAACCGTATAATTCAAATGTTTCTAATACAGCTGGTGTATTTGCACCGTTGCCACCGTCCAAGATTTCAATAGTTGTTGAAAATTTATAATCTTGTCCTGATGCTGCACTTGACTGTTCGAAGAAATCAAATTGTTTCTGTAATTGCTCACCTACTAATTTTTGTACGTTATTATTAACATCTTCACGTAAGTTAATAGTAATTGGTGACCAAGTATGCTTACCTGCTAGGTATGCTTTAGAGTTATATACTGGAATCTCAATTGGTTCAAAAGCAACTGTTGGTCTTGTTACATCCACTACTTGTTTTGTCAATTCTGTAGTTGGTGTAGTTACACCAAAATTTTGCAAAGAAACCCTAAATCGATATTGCAGTTTCGGCATTAACAAGCCCTGATTGCTTGCGGAATCTCCACTAGCTAAAGGGACTGTAATTTTTGATAGTGTTGAAATAGACATTTAGTTTGCTCCTGTTATAATTATATTTATCATATTAGAGACCTGCAATTTCACCAGTATTTTTAAGTCTTAATGGAATGTAAATAAACTCCACAGCCTTAACTGGTTCAATAGCTATATCTAAGTAAAGTTCGTTTCTGTCAATTCTACTTGGTGTATTATTTGATTCGTCACACACAACTAGGAAGTCATATAACGCTCTTTGTCCTACTAGTTCTAATAGTAAGCTCTCTGCAGCTCCTTTGATCTCATCTCTTGTAATTTTATCATTTGGTTCAAAGATATAAGGTTTAGCAAGTTTTGATAATTGGCTACGTAAGTAAATAACCAAACGTGCCACGTTAATTCTATCTAACGCACTTGTTCCTCTTGCACGAGTCTTTTGCCCGTATGCTACTAATCCTGCTCCTGTAATAAATGTAATAGGATTAACATTTTGTGCATACAATGTATCTCTTTGTCCTTCGTTTAATGATACTACATTAAATTCACCTTCTGCATCTACAAAACCTGTTGATGTTGCGTTAGTAATACCACCTCTTCTAATACCTGCTGGTGCAAACCAAGGAAAGCTAACTTGATCACTTAATGCCATTGTTCTAAGCATCATGTGACTTGGTGGAACAACAATGTTGTTTCCTGCGTTATCACTTGTGAATCCCCATGGATAAAACATTCCTAAGTATTCGTCTCTTGATACAAGTCCTTGATCATTGTCTTCAGCTGCTAATGCAGTATTAGTTGCCCAGTTGTTTAAATCAGTTGCATTTGATTTTAGTGTAGCTGGACTATCACCTACGATAAATGCACTTAGGCCTCTATCATAGTTTAGACTAATCATTTCACCAATTAGTTCTGGATACCCTGGTGTTGCCATTAAGTTAAACAATCTTGATTCATCATCTCTAATTTCTTGGTTGCCGTTAACTAATGATTGTAATGCTTGTACAACAACTTTACGTTGTGCCTTAGAACCAAAGCTACCTGAACCATCTGCTTGGTTACCTGATTCTGTAACCCAACGGTGTGCATAATAGTTTTCCATTGCTTCGTCATTAAAGCGAGCATTGTCACCATTTACATTAACCCAATTACGCTCAAAACGTTTTACGTTAAATCCGCTTCTACGTAGGTTATAAAGTAGCATTCCTTTTGGATAAAGTGCTGGATCTGGAGCATCAGCGTCTAAGAAGTTACTCACTAACAAGTCTTCAATTGCACTTGCTGTGGATAACGAACCTGCTGTTGCCCAACGTGCATCTGCAAATAAAACTCCGTTTTCTGTAGTTTGATCTGCACTATCACGTAATTCCCATCTATTAGCAATCGGAGTATTCAATTTGTTTGCGTTGAATACATAAATTTGTGGATAGCTTGAAAGTGTAGCTGTACTAACCCAAACATCACCATGTTTAAGTGCAGTACCATCACTCTGTAGTACTGGTGTTGATGCACTTACAATTGGTCCTGCTGGATCTGTTTGCTCTGCTTCTGATGCTTGGTAATATGGGCTAGTTGAATCTAAGTAACCTACCCAAGTAGTACCGTTATGAATCATAAGATCAACTTCGTCTACTACTGAATTGTACCATAAAGTTTTTGCTTCTGTTAATGCACTAATTTCATTTGCACTAGCAGTATAAGCTAATGGTTTCCATTGACTTGCTTGAAGTTGTTTTGGATTTGTTGAACCATCTGTTCCTGATACATAATAAAGATTTGGTGTTCCACTTGTTGTGCTTACATAAGCAGTAAATCCTGCTTCGGTTAAAGAACCGTCAGTATCAACAAAACGTATATCACCAAACTGTGAATGTGAAATAGTAACTCTATTTTGGCTATCAACATCTGCTGTTACATTTTCAATGTTTGCACTTGTGATTGCTGCCGCAAGTGTGTCTGCATCACCAATCGTACCGTCAAATGTAGCTGATACTGTAACTGGAGTACTAAATGCCGCTTTACCTGCGTCTGTTGAAGCTACAGTAAATGTTTTCACACCTGCTGTCATAGTAGAAGCAACAATTTTACTTCCTCTTACTGCTGTTACAGCCGCTGCTTCTCTTTTGAATATTTTATATGTTCCTAACGGTTGTGCATCACCTGCTACGTTAGTTTGAACATACAAAGCGCCTGCTGCAAGATTTGCTCCGCCGCCTGATAAATCTAACTTATATAATGCTTCTTCATTAGTTGCATATAATGGTGCTTCTACTGTATCAAACAATAGTGTTGCACTATTAAACGTTTTAACTCTAAATCTAGCACCTTTGTTAGCTTCGGTAGTTTTAAACCAAATACTTCCTGTTGGTCTAGAATATGTGTCAGCTGTTTTCCATTCTGGCACACTTGTATGTGCTGAAACTTGTAATGCTGGTGGATAATAAGTACCAGCTGCAATTCCAAGCAATGTTAATGTAGCACTATCTCCTGCTACAATAATAGGTCCGCCTGTTGTTGAGTCTGCAGCGCCTGAACTATTACCATCACTGTAAATTTCTAATTTACTATTAACTGCTTGTGCAAGTATTCCTGGAATGTTTAATCCGTTTATAGTTGCTGCAATAGTTGTAACTGTATCAACTGAACTAATTGCTATTGAAACACCGTTAAGTGTAATTGCTGTACTTCCTACAAATGCTGGATTAGCTTTTGAGCCTGCAACAGTTGGCCAACTCTTCATCCAATCTTCACTACCCAACTGTACCCAAGTACCAGGAGTTACACCAGGGGCATTACCTGCTGTTTTATACCACATAGTATTAAGTGTTGTTATAGCTACAACTGCATAATCGCCAATTGTTCCGTATGAAGTTTTAGGAGCACCTGGTGATTCTAATGTACCTGTTACATATGTAACGTCTGTAATCACACTAGGTATTCTATTTGTAAAGCTCTGTCCGCCAGTAACTGTTACTGCGGCTGAATTCCATTCTTGAAGACCGAAAGTTGTAATAGATGTATCAAACCAATATGCTCCATTTACTGGATATGCTGCCGGGGCAGTTGCTTTTGGTTTAAGTTGATTTGTATCTACGTCTGCTCTTGTTACAAAAGCCGCATTACTTATTCCTAAGTATGAATATGCTGCTTGTAATCCAAATTCGTTAAGCTCTCCTGCATGTACTGCATTGTTGCTTGCGTCTGTTTCAAACACTGGATCTCCAAATGTATCTGCTAAGTCTCTTTGAGAAGTTAGCAAGAATGGTTTTCCTGCGTTTGCTTTAGTTGTTCCTGTTGCTGTTCCGGTACCTGCAGCGTTCTTTTTATCTTGAGCACTCACAACAAATATCATAGGTGTTGTGCCTGGCTCTGCCGGAGTATAAAAACTCTCGTCGATAACGCTTACTTGTACGCCTGGTGAAGTTAATGCCATTTCTTTGTCTCCTGTTGGAATAGTTATTCTACATGTATTTATAAGAATTAAATGAAAAACGCCTACAATATACTTAGATAAAGGGGCAATAAAGGTGAGCTAAATACAATATGAGACCTTTATGCGTATGTGGACAACGGCCTGCGGCTATAAATTACAAAAAAAACAATAAAACGTTTTATAGAAAGAAGTGTGAAATATGTTCTAAGTATGGAGGCACTGGACATGGCATACCTAAGTGGAAACAAGTTGGCTACGAAAAGAAAAGTGAGTGTGAGAAGTGTGGGTACAGAAGTAAGCATAAAGAACAGTTCAACGTGTTCCATATCGATGGTTCGTTAGATAATTGTAGGTTTAGTAATTTAAAAACTATTTGTGCAAACTGTCAACGTATTATGCAGAAACAAGGTGTTCGTTGGAAACAAGGAGATCTTGTACCTGATTTCTAAGATCAGTTATAGTTTTATTATTCTCTAATACATATGTAAATTTAGTGTTTGCCCAAGCCCATTCGCTAGGATGTACTTCTTTAGGTTCTACTCCAAGTGTTTGATACTCGCTAAACCAAGCCGGATCTTGGCCTCTTTTTACACGCCAAACTTGTCCATTAATTTCGTATATCATTTTAGCTTCGTTAGGAAAACGAACATCTGGAATAACAAAGTTTATTTCAGGATGATCTAGTATTTTCTTCTTTGTTAAGCTAACCCATATACCGTCATAGAACCCATCACGCATACACTCTGTACCAAACAGTTGAAGTACATATCTTGGGGTTATTTCTTCACCTGTTTCGTTAGACCAATATTCATCAACTTCTTCACGCCATTTTCTACTTTGATCTGTTTTGCCGTCTAGTAGATTTCTATCCCAGTCAAACATAGTTGCGACACTATCTTTTAATTTATCTGCAAAACTAAGTTTTTGAAAGTTATGTCGTTTAATTAAATAGTCTGCAATAGTATCTTTACCACTACCTATCAAACCACAAATGCCAATAATCATATAGATCTCCTAAGTATTCTATTATTATACTTTAAATCTTATGAAATGTCAAGTAGTTTTTAACCAATTAAGAAGCTGTAACCTACGCCGCCCGGAACTTGTGTTGCTATATCTTGCTCTAGTTTTTCCATCTCAGCTATTGCTTCTTGTTTTAGCGTATCACCATTAAGTTGGCTTCCGCCTTGTGGCCCGGCAATAGTTGCAAATTTACTACGTGCTTCTCCTAGCATAAATTTACAAGTTGCAAGTGTATAATCTTTTAGCCATTGGTTAGCAAGATAATCTGTAATTAGTTCACTATTGGGTCTATAGTTATAGCATAAAAGAAGCAAGTCTTCTTCTGCTCTAGGTCTTTGTAAAATTGTTAATTTTTTATTAGCAGTATTCCATTTGAATTCTATAAACGAACCAAACATACGTCCTACAATTTCTTGATACCCAGAAAATAGTTCATATGATGCAAGCCCGCCCATATTAGAACTTGCTAATAAGTACGTGTTTGTATAAGCTAAGTTAAACGGTTCAAACATAGAGCCGCCATCACCGCCGCCTGTTCTTGAACCAATTGAACGTCTATGGATTTTTCTAACTTCAACTATTTCATTAGGTAAAATGTATTCGTTTTGATCAATAATAGTAGGTAAAAATATGTATGATTCTTCCACAGAATTATCTGATCTTTGTCTAAATTTACTAAACGCTTTATCCAATGCTGTTTGATAATGGATTGGATCAAGTTCTACATCAATCATGCCGCCACCAAGCATTGTATGTACGTAATCAAAGATTTCTTGCTTCTGTGTTTGTAGATCTGCCATAAATGTTCTCCGTATAGTCCTCATAGTATTTATCGTTCTTGTCGTTCCGATAAATACTTGTATGCCAAGACTTAGTTTATATAAACCCGAACGCGGTAATGATTTTGAATTTTTAGACAAGCAAATTCTAGAAATGTTCACAGTTGGTGGTACTGATATGTTTGTACACAAGTATTTAGGACCTAAAAATCCTGATACAGCAGATGCTACAGCAGATCAGCCGCAATATGATGCTGTATCACATACAAATATACAAGACTTATTGTTCTTAGAAAACAGAGACAGAAAATACGATAAAGACGTGTATACTATGAGAGGTATATACAATGTTCAAGATGTAGATTTTGACCTAAGTCAATTTGGATTATTTTTACAGAATGATACACTAATGCTTACTATTCATATAAGAAGTAGTGTTAAGACATTAGGTCGTAAAATTATGCCTGGCGATGTAATTGAGTTACCTCACTTAAGAGATGAATATGCTCAAAACGATATGGCTGTTGCTCTTAAAAGATTCTATGTTGTTGAAGATGTGAACAGAGCATCTGAAGGATTCACACAAACTTGGTATCCGCATTTATACAGATTAAAACTTAAACAAATACTTGATAGTCAAGAATATAAAGATATACTTGATTTACCAGCAGAAGAAGATGCACCCGGTGGCAACACACTACGTAATTTATTGTCTACATATGAAAAAGAAATGCAGATTAATAATGCAGTTGTAAAACAAGCCGAAGCAGATGCTGCTAAAAGCGGATATGACACTAGTCATTTGTTTACATTACAGACAGATGCTAACGGTGAAACAGAATTAGTAACTGTTGACTCTGCTGACCTTGACGCATCAGATGGCATTAGCGTTGATAAAATCATGGTGCCACCAGAAAAGAACGGGTATCAAGGTTATTTACTAGGTGATGGGCTACCGCCAAATGGAGAGACATTTGGTCATGGAATTAGTTTTCCTGTTGAACCATCAACACATGATTACTTTTTAAGGACAGATTTTTTGCCAAACAGATTATTTAAATATGACGGGAATCGTTGGGTTAAATTAGAAGATGGTGTGCGTATGACATTATCACAGACAGATGATAGATCTACACTAAAAGGCGGCTTTGTAAACAATACTAACGCAGATACAATTGGCGGCGAAACAGTTAAAGAACGACAGAGCTTGTCAAAAGCACTTAAAGCTAAACCAGATAATTAAGGTGTAATATAAATGCAACATTTTTACGATGGCCAAATAAGAAGATACCTAACTCAAATGATTAGACTTATGAGTAATTTTTCTTATGAAGACGGCGACAAAAAACTTACACAAATTCCTGTTATGTATGGTGACATTACAAGACAAGTCGGAAGCATAATTAGAGAAAATTCTGAAAATAAGATTCCTAGTGCGCCAAGAATGGGAGTATACGTTACAGGTATTGAAATGAATACTGCTCTATTAGCTGATGCAAGTTTTATTAGTAAAGTTAATGTACGAGAAAGAGCCTACGATGCACAAGGTAAAGAATACTTAAATGAATCAGGAAAAAATTATACAGTAGAAAGATTAATGCCTACACCTTACACATTATCAGTAAACTGTGATATATGGAGTACAAATACAGATCAAAAGTTACAAATATTAGAACAAATTTTAATGTTGTTTAATCCTAGTTTAGAAATACAGACTACAGACAATTATATCGACTGGACTAGTTTAAGTGTAGTAAATTTAGATCAAATAAGTTTTAGCAGCAGATCTATACCAACTGGTACTGAATCAGAAATTGATGTTGCCACATTAGGGTTTACAGCTCCAATTTATATTTCACCTCCTACTAAAGTAAAAAGACTCGGCGTCATTACAAATATTATTACAAGCATATTTGATGAAACAGGAAACATTAATAATATTAATCCAGACAAGATTTTTGATAGCTTTGGTAATCAAATAGAAAGCGAACTATCTTCAGACTTTGATAGTCAAGATACTGTTATGCCAGAACTTAACACAGACCATACAGAAGTACATGGCAGGGTCGGAGTTTTACCTACAGGAGAAATAGAACACATTACACAGACTGGTAAAGTAAAAAGAGGAACTGCTGATGCAGTTTATGGCATATCCCATAAAGGACATGATCTACTTGTTTTAAATAATACGTTACAACTAATTAATAAAGGCATAGTTGGAAATACACTATGGACAACTTACTTAGATGCAGTTCCTGGAAACTTTAGGACAGGTTTATCACAAATTAGATTATCTAGAAAGGATCTTTCAAATGATATTGTAGGTACGTTTGCTATTGATCCTACAGACGATACTAAAGCAGTAGTAAATTGGGATACCGATACTTTACCAAGTGATACTATTATTACTAGTACATTACAAGAAAAAGCAAAAATTGATTACATACTAGATCCTACAAAAACAAATCCAACTACTTTAAAGACAGCAGGAAATAGGATTCTACTTTTAGGAGCAATAGGTTCTACTATAAACGTAGATGGACCAGATGCATGGAAAAATGCCGATGGTACTGACTTCATTGCTAATGAAAACGATATATGTGAATGGGATGGTACTAAATGGGTAATTGTATTTGATGCTTCTACTAAAACAGACCAACTTACTGATGTAACATATGTTACCAACCTAAATACAGGCATTCAATATAAATGGGACACTTTTGAATGGGTATTATCGTTCGAAGGTGAATATCCAGACGGCACCTGGCGTATAGTATTTTAAGATAATTACTTATATGAATAACATTGTATGTAGCGGTGCCCTCTTCTACACTCTTGATACTCATAGATTTTTATTTCTATTTAGATCTAACGGTAAAAAAGCCGGATTATGGGGATTAGTAGGAGGTACAAATGAAGGCGTAGAAACTCCTTTTGAAGGACTACAAAGAGAAATTAAAGAAGAAATTGGTAGTGTGCCTGAAATTAAAAAGGTGCTACCACTAGAATCCTTTGTATCTAATGATGCACACTTTCACTTTCATACTTACTTGTGTGTAATAAAAAGTGAATTTATTCCTAAATTAAATAATGAACACAGCGGTTATGCATGGTGTAGTTTCCGTAACTGGCCTAAACCTTTACATTTAGGGTTGCGTAATACGTTACAAAGCAAAGCTAACTTAACTAAATTAGAAACTGTGTTCGAAACAATTAATTTACTTGACAATTAAATTAATAGAAAGTAAAATGAGTGTATGAAGGTTTTAGTATTTGGTGATATAATAACTGACAAATATATCTACGGCACTAGTTCAAGAATTAGTCCTGAGGCTCCTGTGCCAGTGGTTAATATTACAAATTCTGCAACTTCGCTTGGAGGAGCAGGGCTTGTTTTTGAAAATTTAAAAAGTTTAGGTGTAGATGTTACATTGTTTGATACAATGCAACCTCGCAGTACAAAAACTAGAATTATATCTGACGGGCATTATATAACTAGACTAGACGAAGATGAGCAAGCAGATGGTGAAGTTGTACTTAAACAAGTTATCGATACAGACTTTTCTCAATATGAATATGTTATATTAAGTGATTACAACAAAGGTGTGTTAGATAATGCAAAGCAAATTATTGAACATATTAATAGCCAAGGTTGTAAAGTTATTGTAGATCCTAAACGTAATGCACAATTTTATCAAGATGCATGGTTAGTAAAGCCTAATGCAAAAGAATTAATTGATTTTGATTTTAAAGGATGGAAAGGCAATATCATTACTACAGATGCTGACAGAAATGTAGTTGCTACAATAGATAATATTAAGTATAATGTACCTGTAGAAAAAGTTGAAGTCTCAGATGTTACTGGTGCTGGAGATTGTTTTTTAGCAGGATTTGTTTATGGACTTACAAAAGAATATAGTTATAAAAAATGTTTACAGATTGCTATAAAAGGTTCAACTAAAAGCGTAAGTCGTTCTGGTACATACATTCTTAAGCAAGAAGATTTAAATCAAGGTATAGTTTGGACTAACGGAGTATTTGATATACTACACACAGGGCATTTAGAATTATTAAGATATGCTAATACATTAGGAAAAAAACTTATAGTAGGAATTAATAGCGATCCTAGTGTTAAGAGATTAAAAGGCAATAGCAGACCAATTAATAGTGCAGAAGTTCGTAAGAAGAACTTAGAAACATTACCGTGGGTTGATGAAGTAATAGTGTTTGACGATGACACTCCTTTAAAAATTATTGAAACTTTACAGCCTAATATAATTGTAAAAGGTGGAGATTATACTGTTGAAACAGTAGTAGGACATGAGATATCGAATGTTGTAATTTTTCCAACTATTAAAGGACATAGCACAACTGAAATTATAGATAAAATGAAGGCAAATCATGAAAGCTGAAATACTTGCAGAAAATATAGTTAAGGGTTCGGGCGGACACGGATTAAAAAAAGATCAGCTAGTAAAAATTTTTACTAGTATAGATAACTTAGAAGACTTTGCATACACTATGAAAAAAGTATTAGAACATGGTGGCAAAGATTATTTAACTACACAAAGTTTTGAATATGACATTCCGCCATTTAATAATTTTACTAGATGGCATCATGTTGATGAAAAATATAATTTAGACTGGGGTTTTGATAAGAAAGACGCAGGGTGTTATATGTATGGAATTTTTAAAAATACTTCTCCAAACACAGTAAACATTTTACAGTCAGAAGTAATTTATATTGGTGAGAGTAGAGCTACTACTAGAAATTGTATGCTAGGACGAAGAACAGATTTTAAAGGTACTGTAAAAAACGAAAGGTTATCACCTTATGGTTGTGGTACAGCATTCAAAGAAAAGTTTGGTAAAGAAAATATAAAATATGTGTATCAAGCATATTTGCCAATGCATAATAGTCTTGTAAAAGAAGCAGAAATGCAAATGCTTTGCATGTATTATAAAAAGTATAATGATATACCTGCATGTAATCCTGTAAGCGATTTGCGTAGAGTAAAATTAAGAATGGAAAACTAATGGAACATTTAAGAAAATATATAGGACTATATCTAACAGCATTAGTTTTACCTTTTATGTTTGGATATGGTGTAAGTGAAGAACATCCAATATGGGTTTGGTGGATAGCTTTTGCTCTAATAATATTGAAAACTCCTCCTTATAGTATTAGTGATCGTTTTTGGGGAGCATATAATAGACTACTAGAATGGGTATTAGGACCATTAGTAAACAATATAAAGAAATGGCCTTGGTGGGCTAGAGGCATATTTGCATTAGTCATACTTTACTGTACTGAAACGTATGTTCTATCACCAATGGGTTATACTATGTTACCATGGAGAATGGACTTTTCATGAGAATATTAGTTACAGGATACAAAGGTTTTATTGGTCAAAATATTTCTCAATATTTAATTAATAAAGGACACGAAGTTGAAGGTTGGGAGTTTATGGAAAATGCCGTTCCTGATCCTAGTGCATATGATTGGGTAATACACCTTGGTGCTATTACTGATACAACATGTACTGATGTTGAACAAATAATGGCAAATAATTTTGAAAATAGTATGAGACTGTTACAAGCATGTGATACTATGGGTACAAATATTCAATATGCTTCTAGTGCTAGTGTATACGGTCCAACTACGCACTTTACAGAAGATGGACCATTGCTACCACAGAGTCCTTATGCATGGAGCAAGTATCTGTTAGATAGATTTGTTAAACAGCATATAAACGACTTTAATGTTATTGTACAAGGATTTAGATACTTCAATGTATATGGTCCTTATGAAAATCATAAAGGAAATCAAGCAAGTCCGTACACTAAATTTACAAAACAAGCCAAAGAAGAAAAAATTATTAACGTATTTGAAAATAGTGAAGATTACAAAAGAGACTTTGTATGTGTAGATGACTTATGTCAAGTACATGAAAAAATGTTTAGTGTTGATAAGACAGATATATGGAATATTGGTACAGGATCTTCTGTAAGTTTTGAAAGTGTAGCCAGAACAATAGCCGATAAACACGGTGCT